CTATGCTTGTTTAATTACATCCGATCCCACAGCGTGGGGCATGGATGGGGCAAACTCACTCAATTTCTGGTTTAAAATGGATACCTGATCCTGATTGTTTTCTGCCATCCACGATCCGTAAACGCGATAAACCATCTGAGCATCAGAGTGTCCCATTTGCTTCGCGATGAAGTTAGGGTTAGCTCCAGCGGTCAAAGACCAACATGCATAAGTGTGCCTGGACTGATATGCTTTGCGGTAGCGAATCCCGGCGCGTCGCATTGCAGTTTCCCATGACTGATTAATCGACCCAACTGCATAATGGTGCCCGGCAAGGCCATTACGCGTAACGATTTGCGGATTGAAAACAAAAGTGCACGGATGCATTTCAGTTCGACCATACTCACGAAGTTTCACTTCAACCTGATACTGCTTACCAAGCCGTGTCATTTCAGCCTGATTCTTAAGCACGTCTATTGCAGGTTGAATAAGGTTGATAACACGGTTTGTTCCCGCTTCGGTTTTTGGAAGAGTGAACTCTTTCGTTAATGTGTGGTTTCTTCTGATCGTCATTGTCCCAGCCTTCAGGTCTATATCTTCCCATGCCAGAGAAACCAACTCTCCGTGGCGAACTCCCGTATAAACAGCCAGTGACCACATATTTTTTAATTGCTGATGCTTAAATGCGTTAATCAACCTGACAAATTCATCACGGGTTAACGGATCAGGTTCCGTTCGTGATCTCTTCAGTTGCGAAATGGCTGCGAACGGATTTTCTTTGATGTATCCGCTGTCGGCTGCGAACTGAAACATCCCCGCCATGGTGTTCATGTAGTTATTAACAGTTGGCACGGAACGTCCCTTAATGGGTGTTTTTTGCCCACGTTTCAGAACGTGATATCCGGTCAGCAAATCCTTTCGTATGAACAGTAGCTCTTCCTGAGTCACAGCAGATGCAAGTCTGTTGCCTCCGATTCGGGGAACCATATTTCTTACAATGGAGCTGTAACGCCCCATCGCATTGGTACTGATTTCCAGCTTTTTCAGATCCAGCCATTTCTCAGCCAGGTCTGCGACGGTAATTTCCTTACTTTCCGCACCAAATTTTCTCAGGTTGGGAGAGTCCGGAAACTGAGCGGCATAGTCGAAATTACCCGTCTTAATGGAAAAACAAACAGATGCTCGTAGCTCGCCAGCTATTTTCCTGTTTTTTGGTGTATCCGGCACACCGAGACTTTCCCGCACTCGTGTGCCTTTATACATGAACCATATGCGGAGTGATCCGCCATGGTTCTCAACGCCTGTTGGGTATGCTGTCTTAGCCATTGTTCCCTCCTGACGCCCAAGAGCGCATTAAGCATAAACGGTTCTTCATCGACGCGCACCAGGCTGTTTTTTTGACATACTCTCAACCCACTGGTCGATAGCCTTGCGGTTATACATGCATTCGCTGTTTTCTTTTGGAATACCGTCCGGTGCAACATGGAGATATTCACGACCAACAAGCCAGGATTGTTTACGTGCTCTCTCTATGGTTCCTGGGCGTAAACCTGTAATTTCGATCAGTTTTTGCTCTGTCACCCAGTCGTTGGGCACAATTAAGTTAACTTCGCTCATTGTTTTCTCCGGTGCTGGAATGAAAGGGGGGGTTAACATGCCTCATTGGGGTTGAGGCTGTGTGATTCCATGGTTAGTCCTTGCGTAGTTCGCTAATTCTTCTGTAAGTCTCTGGTGCTTTGTTCCCGTACGTCTTCATTTCAGACTTCAACAGAGCAACGAGTGAATCCCATTCGTTGAGGATTCCTTTGAATGCCGGAACGCGCTTTGCAACCTTGTCGAATGAATCCCTGATTTCTGGAATCTGCTCAACAAGTGCAACGCATCGCCGAAAGTCTGCTGCGTCATGGGGAGCGCCGAAGTGATGACCATAGATATTCTTTTTCAGGCCACATGCGATTGAGGCAAGAGTTGCGCTACTGATGCCGACATCGCCAGTCGATTGCCATTTCAAAACCTTCATAGCCAAATCTGACATTTCTTGTCTCCATAAAACAAAACCCGCCGTAGCGAGTTCAGATAAAAGAAATCCCCGCGAGTTCGAGGATTGTTATTCATTGCCGATATTCACCTTTATCGCGAACACCTTTACCGGTTTATCGCCGAAGTGCGGATGTGTGATTGTCTTGATTTCATATCCGTCATACGGAACATCAATTCTACGGCTGGAATCGTCGCGCTTCGGATATCCCTTTGTGATAATCAGGCGGTCATATTCCCGGAACATGATTCGCTTATTCCAGTAGCCATTACACAGGCGATACTCTTCCGTTTTCTCTCCGCGAATCATGGCATCGAAAAATTCACCTTTAACGGCAAGTTGCAGGTTAGCCACGGTTAACCTCCTGCGGCGGTTCTGGTAGAGGCATCCAGAACAAGGCGTTCCCTAACCACGATAAAGTGCCGTCGCTCAACTCCACGTATTCCCCTTGTACCTGTCCTGCCATATACTCGCCGTGCTTTGAATAAATTAAAATCCAATCATCTTGAGGGGGCATTCGCTCACTACAGCTTATCCAACCATCCGGAGTTACCGGAGAGTTGCCTGCCAGTCTACGCAAAACAGCCTTAACAGCCTCAATACGGTCATCATCGCAATTTTCCAGCGTATCTATGCGGTCGAGCATGATGATGGCGTTATCAATATCAGGATTGCCGGTCCACTCATTACCGCGATTGGATTCGGCAGCCTGGTTGCGCATAATCTCAGGCGTAAGCTCTTTGTAAGCATAAGCAAGAGGCTCTGATGCATTATCCGGCACAACCGACGCAGGCGCGGCAGCATAAACAGGAATAACGTCCGCTTGCTCTTTATTGCTTTCATCCGTTAAAGCCCAGAATAATTTCCCGGCAGGATGTTTGAAAATATAAGCAACTGGATCTGCTTCCAGCGATGCCAGTGCAATTTCATAAGCCCGGCGTTCAATATTGTCTCGAACGTCCAGGCTGCTGATACGCTCTTTGATTTCTTTAATCAGTTCTTTGTCGGTGAAAGTGGTCATATCACTCTCCTTTAGTGCGAAAGTGGTTTTTCCAGCGGTTTTGTGCTGCGCTTCTGTTTCGCCAGACACCGTAAAAACGAATAGAGGAACACCCCCTAAAACCCAGATATCTATAGTAAATAACAAGCCGATTTGAGATACGGATACGCTGCCCGGGCTTTGCTATCAGCATCTTTGCCTTACGATTTTTCATCGCACTGCGTACCCCTTCTCTCGTCTGTTCCGCGACGCGGTGGGTTTATAGTTAAATGCGAATACCACCCTACCATACATGCCGATCACCGCCCGTTTGTGATTGCTGATTGGTAGCTTCTCGTACCCCGTCGAACGCGATAAAAGAAGTAATTTTGCTTTACGGTTTTTCATCGTTTTGTTCTCCCGCGTCTCCTTTGATGCGAATGCCTGCGGCGCGCGGCACATTAACTTCCACGATGCGCACTGTTGGTTTGTACATCTCAATCGCTGTCAGCCAGTCAGCTCCTGTCATGCGCTTTTCCGCATCGCCATTAGTCCACTGAACCGGTACACCAATAGCCTTCATCGCGATTTCTATTTCCCCGGCGATGGCGCTTTTTCCGCAACCAGTAAAACCAGAAACAACGACAAGAACTTCACCTTTGGCTGGTTTTATTTCCCGTGCTTCCAGTTCTGCTATGCGCTTTTCTGATGCTTCAAGTAACGCCTGCTTATCGCGTAGCGCTTCTTCCAGTTCAGCAACATGGCATTCACTATCAATGAGGTTATTCTCTGCGGCTTCAAGCTTCTCGCGCATATCGTCAACGTACTCGACCAGAGAACCGCCAGCAGGAATTTCGCACTCCTCGACCAGTTGGAAGTAGATATCAGCTGCGGCCCGTGTGTTGCTATGCCTAGCGTCGCCCATCTCACCTTCACGAAGAGCATCGCGTTCGGCGGTAAGATTGGCTATCTTGCTGTCTTTGCCTTCCAGTTCAACGCGCAGCTTCCCTACCGTTAGCGCAATATCCTCGTTCTCCTGGTCGCGGGATTTGATGTATTGCTGGTTCCTTTCCCGTTCATCCAGCAGCGCCAGCACGGTTTCTGGTCCGGTCAGAAATTTGAAGGCGTTGAGCGCATCAATATCCACACCGTAATCTTTAAGTTCCTGTTCACTTAACAAATCATCATCAGCTGGCAACATTAACAGGCGTTCCATTGCTGGAATTGCACGTTCCGCCGCCTCACGCAGTGCCTGGTAATTAATTTCGCTCACTGGTTGCCTCCTTTGCGAAGCTGTTCCGCACAATGCAGCAGGGCGTCCGTCGCTTCTTTCACCGTAACGATGTCGCCATCGTCCAGCCCGGCAACCGTCGCGTCCTTAACGAACACCGAGCAAAGGTCATTAAACGCCTGCGCCCGCACTTCAGCCAGGAAAGCGTCGGTGGCTGGGGTTTCGCTATGGTGTAGGGCATCGTTGATAATCATTGCAGCAACACCAGCCTGCCCTGCATCCGTGACCGACACATGCTCAAGAGTTACGGCCATTGCGTGTTTCAGCCCCGCATTCTCAGCGGCCAGCGCAGCGCACTTGGCTTCAATGTTGTCAATCGTGAGCCCGGCAGAACGACACTCACGCAACGACGTTTCAATTTTTGATTCAAGTTCACCGAACTTACGCACCAGATATTCAGCGTTTGTTTCGTTAACCTTTAAATCTCGTGGGAAGCATTTACCTTTCAGAAAACCATCCATCTCAATTAGTGACATTTGTTTCATTTCTTCCCACTCCGCCACATCGCATTCAGATATTTGTTTTGATTTACTGATGGAAAAGAATTTCTCTTAAGCAATTCCTCTCTCGATGGCATTGGCTTTACGCGTTGGCGAATAATCATTTCTGCCGGAAGAATGCCGGGATTGTATGCAAGTCCTCTCATGGTAAATTCCTCAGTCATTACTGATAGCGCCATAGCGTGAGCGGTAATTACGCAGGCGCGGGTCAATTTCAGGGAAGTGGGTATATGTGGCTTTGCGGAATGGTCGGATTGATGTCTGGTAAATTCGCTCGCGTTCTTCTTTCTCTGCAAGCCATATGCAATGGCGAAATTCCTTTTCCTCTTTCGTTTCCTGCGGTAGCGACATTATCAGGTCGTAGTTTTTTCTGAATTTATCCAGCACCTCCGATACGGAATTGCCGGAACAGCGGCGCACGTCATCCGCACCATACAAAGGCGCTGGCAT